TTGCGTATGTTTCTGCTATTTTCTTACTCATTTTTTTATTCGTTTTTATGTTGGTACATCAGTTGTTTTATTGGCTTCTAACATATTTCTACTATCTGCCGTGTTTGTTGTGCTTCCTACGCTTGTCATTGTCCAAATATTTGTACCACTTGCAAAACTTGCATTTTCTCCCATTCTAAACCAACCGACAGGCGAATAAGTGGCTAAATCCGAAACACCGCTATTGTATATAGTGTTTATGTCTGAGCTTAAATCAGTTCCAAAAAAGGCAACCTCATCAATCTTACCGCCAAAAAAATCTCCAAAAGCTTGACTACTTCCAATTCTTAAATTTGTCGTATTACTTACTGCATGTCCTGAAGTCAAATTTTTAGTTGCATCTAAAACCCCATTAATATAAATCTTATTCTGTGTTGAATTGTGAACTACTGCGACATGATTCCAAACACCCGCAGAAAGAGCGCTTGCACTGTCTATTCGAGTTGTGAATGCACTATAACTCCAAAACCTTATTTTGCCCGATGAGCTTAAAACCCTAAAAGAATACCCATTGCCTGAAGATGAACTTGAGGAGGTATCAACAATATACTGATTATTCCCAATAGCATCTACTTTAATCCAAGCCATTAAAGTAAAGTCTTCTGTAAAAGCGTAATTACTTGCGCCGTTTACAATAAAAGTTTCATCAACACCGTCAAAACTAAAACTATTTGTGGCACTGAAAGACGGAGTAGTTGCCGTTCCTATATTTGTATCTCCACTTGCGCTTGACTCGTATATTTTGCCCCAACGAATAGTATTATTTATTCTGCCTTTTCCGTAACCGTTTGTATTGTTTACTGAAGCTTCTCCCCAATCTATTGTATTTGCCATTTTCTTATGTTGTTATGTCTCCAAACAAATACCAAGTATTCGTTGCTACTTTTAATATTGTTGCTACTGCATACTGAGCTGCAAGTTTCGTCTTTCCACCGCTTGAGTTTACCGTTACGCCTCCTGTTGGTGTAACCGTTATTTGACCCGCACCGCCTTGAATTATTTCAATCCGTGTTCCAATAGGAAAAGCCGTACCTGCGTTTGTTGGTATTCTTGCATCTATTGCACTACCGTTTGTAATTATAACGGTTTTATGTGCATCCGTCAAAACAAGGTTATAAGTTGTAACCGTTTGCTCATTTAACGTACTATCTTTTAGTTGCGCACCGCTTATTTTCTTAGATACAAAACCTCCAGAGCCATCGCTTTCGGCAATAGCAAATAAATCCGTACTTGCAAGGTTGTTACTTTTTGCCGTTATCTGACTTATCTTGATGTCCGCCATTCTCTAATTTTTGTAAATAAATTCTAAGTTTCTCAATGTCTTTCTTCTTTGCCTTGTATCTTATATTACCCATCCAGTGAAGTTTATGTCGTCGCTCGGAAAAACGTCTCCGTCGCTGTTACTCGTGTACTCAGGAAAAGACGATTGATTAAAGTTCATATACTGAACAAAACGCTCTTTGTAGTGCATAGCCGTTTGCATTGCCTTTCCCTCTAAATAGTCTATTTCTTCTTTTGATACCGTATCGCTATTCTCGGAGTTGTGTTTGTAGATTCCTTTGTTTGAAATTGTATAAGCTCCGTTAGGCAAGTATCTTGCATAAGCAAAATGTATCAAGCAGTCTTTTATGTAATCATTCAATAAAGATAAATACGGATCCACCAAATTACTTGCAACAATATCCGCCTGAATCTTTTTAAGCAAATCCGTGCCAAGCATTTCTTGGATTTCTATATCTTGACTTATTTTAATGTACTGGATGAAAGTATCCGTATCAAGGTTTCCGTTCATTTGCGTGAACCGTACAATGTCGTCTCTTGTTATGAGTAATGCTGTTGCCATATCTTATTTCTCCCAATATTTTCTTGTTGCTGGGTTACCATCGTAAAACCCTTTTGTTCGTGTTTTGCTCGGTTCAATTCCAGCTGTATTCCATGAAGGGTCAGAGACAACATATCCCATTGATTTAGCAACGCTTTCTGTAATCTCTTTTGTTTTTGCCGAACCGAAAGGCGCAGTTTTATTTAAACTCATGTATGTACGTCGCTTCCAGCGATGTTTACAGCGAGCGCCGCCTTTATGCAACCAAATGCTATAAGAATCAGTTCCGAACGGACCAAATTTAGGATTTGCTGGTTGGTTGGTTAATTTAAGTATATCCTCTTTTCTGTAAACCTTTTGCGACCTCATCATTAATCTGCAAAACTTGCGTTCAGGCGCTGGGTTTCCTGTATATTGATACCGTACTTTAAAAAATACACCGCCAACCTCTCTATCTTGCTCGGATTCTTTGTTAGGCGCAGCTCTACCTGTTCTCAACAAATGAACTATTTTAGAGAGCGTTGTTTGCTTAGGTTTTAAATCCTCTGCTAATTCTGCAATTTTTGCATCAAACGCATCTTCTAAATCATAATCAACTTCTCTTTCATCTACGCAAATAAAGCCATCTTGCTCAATATCCTCTCCTCCTTCAAAGAAGTCTTGCAATACCTTGCTATCCTCGCTTAATTCTAAGCCTGTCTCTTCCTCTTTTTGCTCGTCTGTTACTATATTATCCAAGTCAGTAAATTCAAGCGGTTTGAGAGTCTTAAAATACAAGTTTAAGGATATACCGTTAAACGCTAAAATCTCATCAAAGGCATCAATCAACAAATCTTGCATTGGTCGTATTACCATATTGTCGAACAAAATAAACGAGTTCTGCAATTCATCGGCATTTGAACTGAAGCCGTTTGCGCTTGCTATTCCAAAGAGGAGGGGGCTCGTAATATTGTTTCCTAACATTATTTTTCTAAGGCATTCCTCTGCAAGTGTAGCGTAAAGGTCAGGCGCATCATTTACAGGCATCGCATCAACCGTTGTTTTACTTTCTGCGTTTGAATTAAAGCTTACAATTACCTTCTCGCCTTGCGTACCAGTTAAGCCTTGCATAACCTTGTGCTTAATCATTCGTTGCTGTTCCTCCGATGGTTGCCCATTGTTGAAATTTACGACAACACGACTTGCGAAGCCATTGTTTACCTCGTTAATTAAGTAATCGCTTATTGACTCCTCTAAGGTGCAGTATGGTAAAGCTCCAATGTAATCAGGTAAAGCGTAGTATTTCAATCCTACCGAGTAAGGCTTAACGTAATAAATCTCAATAGGCTCATTTGAAAATCCAAAAGCTGGTATTCTTTTAGGTTGGTAGTTCTTTGTATCCGTCCAGTCATCCGAATAATAGTAAGCCTCAATCTTGCCCTCATCGTTGCACTTTTCAGCTCGTAAAAGTTGAACAGGCATATGATGAACTGCGGCTATCTTTTTACGATCCTTAGAGTAAATAACTTGCATAGCGCATTGTCCTAAAAGCTTCAAATCGCTTACTAAGTTTCGAACGTCCTCTTTCTTAAACATCGAAACCATTGCAGCATACTCATTAGGTTTTTTGCTTGCATCTGTTGCATTTAAACCCTTTCCATATACCAAACGGTTAATGTTGTTTACAATCGCGTTTTGAGTAGTGCTATTTGTGTAGCAATCTATGAGAAACTGGAAATAATTATTGTCCTCTCCGAAGCTGACGTAATCGTCTTTTTTGTTTTCTGAAATTACTGGAGCTTCGTATGCTGCTAATTCTAAAATGTGTACGTCTTTACTCATATAATTATGAATTCATTGTTTGACGGTATGCTTGTATATTTACCTTCATTTACTGAATAGGAATCTACCGCTTGATTTGTGCAAAATATTTTGTCTTTATAAACAACCGTGTTTCCGTTGCGGATCTCAAGGTTGTAAAAATGATTCTCTAAAATACTAAAAGTTGCGTTAATGGTATCAAAGTAATCGCCTTGAACGCTGCTTGCAATTGTTACCTGAACCTCCGTATTGGTTTGGTCATCCGTTATAAAAAGACCGTCATAAGTAGACGTCCTTGGTATAAACCTTATGCTTTGCTCCGATGCTGATTGCTGTAATATTACCATCCTGTCTATATAACCGATAATTTTTTGACTTGTTACCTTTTCAAACAAAAAAGGCGCTCCGAAAAGCGCCCTACGTTATGAAAGGAATAAACGTACTATGTTGTTACTATTGTAGCATCTTGCCCAGCAGCATCCGAGAAAGCGCTTTTTAAGCCTGTTTCTGTGGAAATATTAATAAAGTTGGCAGGTAGCACCTCGCTCGCTACAAATGTAAGCTTGTAGCCGTTAAAGTCTCCGAGTGCAGCTCCGCTTGAGATTTCACCAGCGGTCGTATCGCAGCCTTGAGCCAATCCCATCAAAAAGAATTGGTCTGTCATACTTTGCACGATTATACGTGGTCTGCCGAATGCCAAAAGTTTAATATTTTTGTGCATCGCTTGGTCTTGTTTCTTTAAAGAAATTTGAAGCGTTTGCTCAAAGAATGTTGTGCCGTTATCTCGTGAAGTTTGGATAGCCGTAGTGAACGAATTCTCGTTTGATTTTAATTCGTATTTGAATAACGATAATGCAGCCGCTGGATGCCATCCATCGATAACATCAGCGTTAGTATCGTTGTAGTCAATTTCGTCTGTAGACAAGTCATCAAAGTTTGCAAAGTAGATTGCTTTTAATCCGCTTACGCTATCCTTGCACTCCTCAACTCGTCCGTTAGTAATATCGCAACTCATGTTGTTTTAAGGTATTGTGAACAAAAAAAAGGGAAGGCATCTTACCTCCCCTTTTAAATCATTCAAGTTTATAAATTATGCCGCAGCGTCGTAAAGAACTATATCTGAACCAATAGCGTACTGAACACCAGCGCTTAGTCTATAAATAATCCTCACATTCTGTGAACCGTCAATATCTGCCATGTCGATATATTTAGCCTCTGCCGTTACATCGCTAAGTAAACCGCATCCAAAGAATAGGTTTGAAGTTTGAGCAGCCATTGCAGTATCGTCATTTAGTCCGCTTGCTACTACTACAGGAATTCCGTCAAATGTTAACGCTCCGTTAGAATACCATTGCGTACCTTGTGCGTTTGTACCTGAATTTGCAGTTGTTACCGCTGCGAATCCACCGAGTGCACGAACGTAAGCCTTAGCGATGTTTCTTGAAACGTAAATTGTCAAGTCCTCGCTTCCGTAGACCGTTGAAGGAATTGCGTCCACAATCGCGCCGAGCTTATCAATAACGTTCGCAGAGGTTACCGCAGCGTGTGAAGCCACATCAATGACATCAGAATCAGCCAAAGCCAAAGTTACCAATCCGTCGAACTGTCCTGAAGTGCCCGAACTACCCTCCCAAATCGATGTCTCGATTGCTGCCGCAGTCATTCCAGCAACATGCGCTAACATGAAGCTTTTAAAATCTGCTGGTAAATCCTCATAAGCAGAATATCCAGCTTGAGCTGCAATCCAGTCCTGATGATAGTCTTTCTTACACAATTGAACGTTGCTTTGTACCTCTTTCAAAGTTAATACTCTCTCAGCAACGTCTACGTCCATGTTGTGGTCGAAGTCGCAAGTTGCGTTAACTAATACGTTTCCAGTTGTGGAAATTTTCTTCATCACTCTCTTGTAGTGAATGTTTGGTAATACG